ACCCATTTTTTGAGCATTAACTGCTGCCTCAATTAAAGCAGTAGTTTTACCTGTATCACTATGTCCACGAAGAAGAACAATATGCCCGGTTGGAATACCGGGCACGCTTGTTACATCTTGAAATGCCTTGGAAAGTGGAATCCACTGTTGTTCTTTAAACTTAACATTACCGTTAAGCATCTTTTTTTCCTTAAATTTACTAAGGTCAAAATTAGCTTTAATCTCTGCTGAGACTGCCGCCGTCAGTGATTCATTTTTCTTTTTTCTTGGCATATAATTTTTTTAATTAAAATGGCAAATCATCATCACTTTCATCATCAAATAATGAATCAAATTGATCTGCTTTAGATGTTTTAGAAGGAGCTGGAGTATTCATAGTGTATACTTTCTCATTCTTAGGAGTTGAAATTGGTTCTGGATCTTTTTCATCATCAATTATATCTCCTTCTTCAGGCTCATCTGGTGATAACCAACTTTGTAAAGCCTCTTTCATGTCATCATAAGTTCTTTTACGTTGAACTTCTAGAATGTCTGGTTGTTCTGTTAAGAACAATTCAACTTGTTTAGCATCTGTACTCAAAGGAGTAGTTTTAGGTTTAACACGAATTGATGTTTTTAGACCTTGACGTCCAGCGATTTCACCTCTAACGGCCTCAACTGTAAAATCACGTCCTTCATTGATGTCTGTAAAATCACCATAATCCTCATCATCAGCAATACCTAACAATTGCATATAAATTTCCTTACCAAATTCCCATAAACGGGTACCTTTTTCTTCCTCACCTCTAACTACTACAGGTGCAAAAATCCTCATTTTAGGATCTAATTTTTTAGCTAGAACCCAATTTTCTTTGTCATTTGTTTTTCTTAATTGAGAACAAAATTCAACAATAGGATCTTTTTCACCCCAATTAGTTAAAGCATACATAGGGTATTTACTAATACCATAATGTACAAATACTTCTTTAAAAGGGTTAGAAGAATCAAATTTTGAAGGTACAATACGAATTTGGAATTTACCTTCTTCTCTCGGTTTCCAATAAATTTTGGAATAGTCAATTTTTTCTTTCTTGCTAGAATTGTTTGATGACTGTAAACTGTTTAGTCGTTGTTTAATAGCATTAATATCCATAACTGTAATTTAATAAAACTAATTTTAATGGCCAAGTTAAAGCTCAATGATCTTATAGATCTTTGTATTAAGTTGCTTTAACTCATTATGGTTGGTTAACAAAATACAATTTCTATAATGTTGCCATTCTACTCTATACTTAGGATCAACCACACCACCATTTAACTTTTTAATCAACTCATTTAAAGCATTAATTGTATATAGTGTATTGGTATCTTTTTTTCTATGTACTAAGATTGTATTGTCAGGTATTGAATTAACATTACCTTGCTCTACATTATAAGTAACTACATATTCGTCTGTACTTTTAACATACAAAACAAACATTTTATTATACATTATAGAATAAGAGCTTGTAATCCCGCTTATGAGTGTCTCTAAGTCTTCTAAGCTGGTAAAGGTACAAAATAACTTATTATTCACGTCCGTCAATCGTATTGGTTCAAAATCGTATCCCCAATACATATGGTCATTTTCCTGTAAAATCGTATGTGTCTCCATAACTTGTTTTTGTTTGTAATTTATATTTTTTAAAAATTTTATTTATCTCAATCTCAATATCATTTTCCCCTTCTCCAACCTCAAATAAAAAACTGTCATAAGTATATAAAACTATCTTAGTTTTACGCCCTCTTAACAATTTATGTATATCCATCAATATATACGTGTTTACAGCACTTTCCACATTCTGTAACATATAGTTAAACAGCTTTTGTGGATTCATATTTTCCAATTTGTCTTTATAAAAAAAGTATCCAGATATGGGAACTTCTACTTTTCCTTGCTCTTGAAACTCTCTCCACTTTTCCTCAATAAACTTGCTAACTTTTTGAAAAAATTCCAAATGCGCATATTCTTTAAATACACCACCATAAAGTTGTTTGAATGTAAGCTCTTTTGCCTCTTTATATGAGACCCCATAGAGGTCGGCAAACGTTTGGTGAACATCCTGTCCATCAAAATCCATGGCAACCAAACGAGCAGCAAGATTGGGATGGTATGCACTAATATCAAGTTCCACAAACCCATGACTCGATATGAAGCTCCTCCTTGCGCCATTTTCTTTATTTAAAGCGGCAAAGTTAATGCCGTTAAAAGAGTTACTTGGTCTACGAGTTGTTGTAGCCAAATTGTAACTGGTGTAAATTCTACTGTCTTGTATTGAATAGTATTCTTCATTAGGTTCATAATGTTTATAAAATTTATCTTTATCTATTTGTAGTCCATTCTTTTCTATTCCAAAAAATGCTAAAACTACCTTGTTGTTGTAAAAATCAAAGTATGAAGGTAACTCTTTAGGTATAACACTATGAACTTGATTATAAATATTCTCACATTCCTCATAATGTTTACTTACTGGAATTAGTCTATTAGGTTTATTGTATTTTTTAGAGTAAATAAAGTTATTGATTGGTGTTTCTTTTTGTATATACGTAGGGTTAAGTGGTGTTAGGTCGAACAGGCTTTTAATTGGAAAATAATATAATGCTGTCTTTTTATCCCGTACCCATACTCGCTTTATATTTTGTAGTATACCACTTATTAACGTTTTATTTAATGAGGAAGTCTCACTATGGTCAACACATAACATATACCCTTTAGTGTCATTAAACGGTCTAATATAAACTAATGAAATGTCGTTTAAAGCAGGATGAACATTATTATGATATGGAATTATCTCAACAAACGCCTCATGAATGGGTTTTTCTTTAAGATAATCTAAATGTTCTTCTTTCTCTATTAACCAAAACATAACCTTGATTTGTCGTTAATATACTATCAAGGTTTTGTATTACCAAGTTACTTATAGAATTTTAAATAACCTCCTATATTTTCTACAAATTTACCTAAACTAGGTAATTGTAATAGGTTTTGTGCTTGTAAGGTTACTCGTTTATTGATTGTTGCTACTTGGTCTTTATCACCTGTTAAGTACCAATATAAGTAAAGAGGTGTATATAATGAAAAAACATAATTAGGATCTTTATTAAATAAAGCATTGTAATCTGTTTTATTAATTTCTAAAAATATGTTTTCATTTACTTTTTTACAAAAATATCTTCTAAATTGGCCTGTTGTATAATCTTTTTCTGTTGGTTGGGGGTAATAAAAAGAAGGTAATTTTCTTACTTGAGAATTAGTTATAATTAAGGATGTTTTATCATTTGAATATCCTGGAGGGTTTTCTAGGGTGCCAAGGGTTGATATTTGAGTTTCAGTTTCAGTTAATGATGCAGGGACTATTTCTCTATTTCCTTTTATTGGGGATTTACCTTCAAAATATTTTCCATTGTATAGAGAGTAGTAATATCCTGTAAATGGAGATAAATTATCAGCATAATAAAATTCTCCTTTACCAGCATATAAATTAGTTTTTATTTTATTTTTTGGAAAATACATTATGTTATATAATTTGTCATTGGTTCATCAATTGAACTTATATTTAACCCATACTCTTTTAAACTTTTAGCAACATTAGAAATATACCCTACTGTTGAATCTGTTCCTGCTGATGATGGAGGGCAGAACTGGTATAAATATTGTCTTAATGTAGGGGTTTCTTTTGCTTTATAGTTATATGATATATTTTCTTGAATTGGAGTTTTTAATTGTTTAAATCTAGTATTATCAGCAGTAGCAAAACAATCAGGGTATAGAGTACTTCCATCATATGGGAGTAATTTTCCTTCTTTAACCCAACCTGTTACAAATTTATTTATTAAAGCATCCCATCCATCTTTTTTAGTAGTGTATTTAGCATAGGTGTAAGTTTCAGGTTTATTTCCTCTAGTTACTGTTTTAGTTACTGATCCTGCTGTACCTTTACCTATTATATTTCCTGGATTGTTATTTTTATATCCTGTTGTGGTGGTTCTTCCATATCCTTCTTGTGTTGCTATAATAGCAGCAAATTTTACTGAAGGAGAAGCTGTAGATTTAAATGAGGCAAAAGTAGCTTCTGTAATAAATTTTGCTTCTTTTAATGAGTCTAAAATTACTTGATTTGGAGTTAACAAACCACCACCACCTGTTCTATTTGGAGTCCAAGCAGGACAATCTTTAATTGGGGATGAGGAAGTATTTTGTGTAGAGGTAAATTTTAAATAATCAACATCTGATACAGGAATATCTGGTACCTTTGGATCTTCTTTATTTATAACTTGGCTTTCTAAAGTTGTAGTCCATTTGTTACCTTTAATTTCATGGGAAACTGCTTTAGTTATAAAACTATAGGCTTTATTATCAAACATAGGAGGTAAAATCTTTTCACTAACATTAAATACCTCATTAATTTTCATTCCTGAAAGTCCCATCATTTGTAATGATAGATTAAAAGGTATAACTAAAGGAGAGGGAATATCTCCTTTTTTAACTACTTTGTTTATTTCATAATTAGCTATGTCTCTATTTAATGACATAAAAATATCTATAGTGTCATTACTAAATTTAAATTCTCCCCAAATTTCTCCTGCTATGTCTTTAGCATTTTGTTTCATTTTTACTATATCTTCATCAGATAAAGCTTTTTCATTGTTATCAATTTCATCTTTTGATTGTTTTCTTGGTATAATTCTATCAGTTAATCCATCATTAAATCTAGATAGTCCTGTTGTACTCATACCTAAAACATCAGATTGGGCTTGAGAAGCAATAGTAACCATATTGGCAAAATTATTACTTAGGTTTGAAGTAAAATTAACATTTTCTACAAAACTACCAAGTAAATATTGTTGTGTTGAGTTTTGAATATTTACTGGATCAAAACCATTTACAACAAAACGTTCAGGTACATTATTTTTTTCTTTTTTATTACCATATTTTAAAATATTATTATCATATATTTTAATATAATTAGTTTCTCTATCATAAGTTACCTCAAAATTATTTATATACCCTAATGATGCTTTAAGTCCATTTAATAATTCTTTTAGAAATGTAATAAAACTTAAATTTCCATCTAAATTTATATTATCATTAGCAACAGATGCTATAAAATCTAAATTAACCTGAATATACATCATATCAGCTATGTAACTATTATCATTAACTAAAAATTTCTCAGAAACGGTAGTAGGATAGTATTCTTTTTTTCCATCTTTTAATATTTTTTGATAAGGTTGAATAAATTTTGCTGGAAGGCGTCCATATTTGATATCAGATTCTTTTACTCCTTCTGTTGGAACAGAAGTAGTTACAACTTTTGATTCATCAAATAATGCATTTTTATATCTTCCCAAAGCACTTTTGGTATCTATATACTCTGTATTACCATTTGAATCTACTCTTCCTAAATCTATTGAATCATTTTTAATTTTACGATATTCTTCGACTTTTTTTCTATCTAATTTACCATCTTTTACGGCAACTAAACAAATTTTTGGGTTAGCTGATATTTGTTTAGGGAAATGGAGCATATAATTTTTTGCTCCTGTATCAATTTTAAAATAGGGATTACTTGTAGATTTATTATAAATTAAAATATTATTTTGAATCCACCTTAACAAAGTACGGAATTGAACATAATATAATGTATTTTCAATACCTCCACCTAATTTACCATCTACATTATCTGTTGATTGGTCCGTTTCAATATATTTTATACCTATTAAACCTGGGGTGTTTGTTGAGAGGTTATTATTTATTGTTTGTTTCCAAATTTTAAGTTGTTTATTTAATTTAGATTTACCAGCATACCTATCAGTTAGATTATTTGCTAATATATCTTCACCAGTTAACTCTCTTACTTTATTAGGATACTCATTAATTATTTTATTAAATTCATCTGCTAAAACTTGTTTTAATTGACTAGCAAGGAATCGTTGAGCCTCTGCCTCTCTTAAATTTTGGGGTAAATTTATATTGGGGAATTTTTCTTGGTTTGTTTGTTCACCTGGAGGTACTACTTCACCTGACAAATCATCAATTCGAGTCCAGCTGGATGCTCGTATTGAAGCTAATCCTTTTATTGCATCTGATTCAGGATCAACAGCTCCTATATTTGGGGAAATATAACTTTTAGCATTCTGGAAGTCTTTTTCAAGTTGTTCTAATTCTTTTTTTCTTCTTTGGGCATCTTTTAACTGTTGTTTAGGACTTAATGCTTTTTCAGGGTCAACTGTATTAATTTTTAAATTTTCTATAATATCACCTTGACTAACAGCTTTAATTGTTATTTTATAACTTCCATTTGATTGGTAAGAATATTGGAAATTTTTAATAACACCATAAAAAGCATCATAGTTACCTGATCGTTTTGATTTTTCATTTTGGATTGAATTTAGAATAGTATATTGAGTATCTGTAGATGATGGTCTTAATATTTTTTTAAAAGGAGTTGTTATAAGATTATCAGGATCAATATGTATTATATTTCCTGTATTATTGTCAATATAACGTGTATGACCCCATTCTAATAAAAAGGTATATCCTGGGTGTAAAAATAGAGCATCTATTATATATAATTGTTCTTTACTATATGCTGTTAATTCTATATCAACTGTAGCTAAAAATCCTCTATTTATATAACCTACTTTTACAGATTCAATACCCGGCATAGGTCTAATATCTGGGTTTAATCCTGCAAAGCCATAAGTATTTTTTATTGAAAAAGCTTTATTATCTATAAAATATTCTTGATTATTTGTTGAAGGATTAAATGAAATATTTTCACCTTCTCCTATTACAGAAGACACACCATTATACAATATAAAATTTTCTGCTAATTTTGGACCAGTATAATTATTACTTAATCCTATTTCTGCAGCTTTTTCAGAACTAATATCAACAGAAGAAACCATTCTAATCCAAGCTGAATTGTTGAATTTCCATTGGCTAATAGAGTCATTATTAGAGATATCTAAACCTAAAACAATCTGTCTTTTTCTTATTTGTTGGTTAACATATTCATCAAAAACTTCACCTATAATATTTCCCATATTATTGATTATTTAAATTTTTAAAACTTAAAAGTATATTACTTAGATTTCCTGGTATTCTGATTTGTTCTCCTTCTGGTAAATATAATGAGTCAAAACCTAATTCTGGATTTGCTGTAGATATTATCCAATAATATTCTGGGGAGCCATAATATTGTTGTGATAAATTATCTAAACGATCTCCTATTGTTGTATAAACATAGATATCATTTTCTGTAAAAGGAATATCAGGATACTTAGCTCTAGTAAAAGAGGTAATAGTACCTGAAGAATTAGCTGTATTTTGTAATATATAATTCTGATATCTATTCATTACTTTTTAATTATTTAATGGGTTTTCAACAGGGTCATTATAAGTATAATCCCCAATAAATGGAGCTCCTTTTTTCGGTACAAAATTATGTACAGGAGTAAATGTCATAGTAGCTGTTATTACCATAGGTAATATTTTTGCTTGAGTTTTTTCTAATAACTTACCATCATTATCTCTAGCTATATCCCAAGGAACATTATTAGCTACTGTGTATTGTAAATTTTGTATAAATCCAGGCACTTGTATAAGATAATCACCTACTGTTAATTTAACAAAATTACCTCGCATAAACCCGCTTTCTCTAGAATAATCTGGAGCGGTTAAAGATACTAATTGATTTATTTTAGTATATTGAGGTTCTTGTTCTGCTCTTGATTCAATAGCTACTGTAAACCCAATATTAAGTCCTCTAGTGAAACTATCATATATGTAGAAATTTTCACCTCTTCCTGAATATTTAAATGCTTGCCAATTACTTGAGAAATTATCTCCAAAATTATCTAAATAAGCACGTAAATGAATAAATTGATAATTAGAAGGATCATCATTATTAACTACCTGGAAGTAAAAAGGTACTAGATCTGAATCAGCTATATCTGAATTTACTTCTGTTGATGAATAGATTCGTGTTGAATTAATCTTATCTATTGAATTTGGTGAAGCAGATTTTGCTGTTATATCAGAAATATTTTTAGTTATAGCGTGATTAGGAGTACCATAAGTTGTTTGTCTATTATTAACTTCATAATTTCCTTTAGCTAAAAAACTTTTAAATTTATATCCACCTGTTCCATCAGGTCCCCCATCATATACATCTTTTCTAAAATCAGTAAGTTCAGAATTTCTTTCTTTCTCAGCTAATTGATCACTACTTAGAGTAGAATAAGGAGAGTTGGATAGATCTGAATTAGTGGAATTTATATTTGTTTCACTTATTCTCTTATAGTTGTTAAGAGGTGTATTAATAATAAAATTTGAATCATTAAACTTAACACCAAAATCTTCAGCTATTTTTAAATCTACACTACCTGTACCATTATTTACTATTTTAGATTGGTATAAGATGGCTAATCTATTAGTACTATCTTCATTGTATTTATCTCTAGTTTTGAAGAAATATGAATTTTCTTCAGTATTAAAATATAAAGGGTTTAAACCAGATTTATTAACATGTAAACCAACAGGGTTACCTGCTAATTGAGTTAAAGTACTTAAAGGACTATATACTTCTCTTGGGTAAATATCATTTGGTAAATTAGGTTTAAATGTTTTTTCTAGTAAATTTTGTTTAGCAATAAAGATTAAACCTTCTGTTGAAGATAAAAATTTACCTATCCTAACTTCATCTTCTGCTATACGTTTAGCTACTTGAGTTCCTCCTCTAGATAATTGACTATTATATAAACTAGCGTTTGTTTGTAATTCTTCTCTAGTTAAATCAAAACTATCTTTTTTACTAACTTGAATGTAGGGCCCATTATCTCCATATGGGATACTCTTTTGACCAAATTGTCCTGTTCTAGAATAAGATTTCCCATTACCTGATGATGGGCCAGGATAATATTTAAAATTATCTACATTATTTAGTAATTGTTTTAACGCCATTTATTATTCAGGCAAGTTGTTCATGTATTTGTCTGAGTCAGGTACTAAGCCATCTTTCCTATCTAGTTGGGAAGGAGACGGTAATGTATTGCTACTATCTCCATCATTATATGCTTGATAAGCTTTATCAACGTCACCTTTAAAAGCACCACCTAATGAATACCCAGGCTCATCATTACTAGCATGAAGTTTTGATTGTTTTGTAGCCCCTGGATTAGTAGTTGGTGTGAGTCCTTTTAATCCTAGATTTGAATCCTTTAATTTATCTTTAAGTGCCATAATTTTATTTTATTATAAATATTTAAAAAGTTAAGCTTGTGCGTAATTAGCTCTAGCTTGGTATGTACCTGCTTTATTACCATCAATATTAATGTTACCACCTTTTTCTAAAAGTGATATTTGTTTTTCTAAAAGCATGTTTGTTTTATCTACTCCTGTTGTCTCAGAATGACCAGTTAAAGATTCATACCTAGAGTCTTGAAGGTTTGTTGTTGACAGACTTTTTTGAGTTTGTCTTAATGTTTTAGCAGCATCTGTGTTTTTTAATCCTTCTACTCTTGCTTGTTCACGTTCTTCAGAGGCAGCACTTGCTAAACCAGCTAATCCACCTACAAGACCACCAATTGCTGCTCCCCAAGGGCCAAACATCATTCCCATTCCTGCTCCTGATGCTGCTCCTGATAAGAAACCTCCAGATTTTTTATAACCTGCTTCTTCTAAAGCACCACCTGCCATACTGCCACCCATTGCTATACCAGCACCTAATAAACCCCTTCCCATTCCTGTAAGACCTCTACCTACAGGTTTTTGACCAGACATGTTTCTAATCATTCTTCCTTGAGGAGAGTTAGCAGCATATGTTTGTCCTGATTTTGAAGTTACAGTTCCTTGATTAAATAAAGAACCCATTAATCCTCCTCCACCACCTGCTCCTCCAGGACCTCCTCCTACTACTCTAACAGGAATACCACCTACTAACATTTTAAGAGCCCCAAAGGCAGCTAAACCTCCTATTATTTTTCCTATTGGTCCTGTTAATACTTTACCTATAGAAACAAAAACACTACCAACAGTTTTAGCTACATTAGCTATTTTAGTAATACCGTCACCTTTAATAAATTGATCAAATTTACTTAAAACATCATTAAACTTAGGTTCAAGTTTTTGAACAAAAATATCTTTAAATTTTTCTAGTAAAGCATTTATTTTTTGCTGGAATGTTAAATTTTGTACTTGGGATTTTAATTTTTTATCACCTATTGTAGCTAAGAATGCTTCTTTATCTGCTGCATCACCATATGCTTTAGCTATGCTTTCTACATCGTCATAATGTAATTTATTAGCGGCATTTAACATTTCCTGTTTTTCCAACATACCTGCTACTTGGTCAGCAGACATACCAAAAGCTTTCGCTAATGATTCTTGTTGGATAACATTCATTTTTCTGAATTCTTCAGATGTACCTAATTGTTCTTTTAATTCTCTTGCTAATGAGACTTGATCACCTGATAAAGCTGCTGCTCTTGCTCTTTCAAGATTTAAACTTCTACCAGTTAATAATTCAGCCTCTAATTCAGCACCAATTGATGACTCAAATTGAAGTAAGCTATTAGCGGCTGTATTTAAATCACTAAACTCAGCACCTAATTTTTTAGCTTCAATTACTGAATCTACTAATCCTTGTGTACCACCTTTAATGTTTAATCTTTGTTGAGCAGATAATTGGGTTAATGATTCATATATTGCTTTATCACTTAAAGCTACTCCAGATTGTTCTTTTCTTAAAGATAGTTGACCTGCTAATTCTTTTGAGAAATTTCCAAATTCTTTACCTTGTAAAACAGAAAACTTATATATTCCTTGAGCAGCTTGTTCACTTAACCCTAACCCTTTAGTTAAATTATTATATGTTTCAACTGATTCTTGTCCAAAATTAGCAAATGTACCAGCAACTGAATTTAATCCGGTAAATGCATCTGATAAATTACCTACTGTTGATAGTATGTTATCAGAGTTAGCTGATATTTGTCTAAATTCATGAGTTAACTCTCTAGCAGATTGGGGTGTGGAACCAAAGTTTCTAGCTATATTTACAGATGCTTTATCAAAATCAAGAAATGATTTTTTAATAAAACCAAATATAGAAGTTAAAGCTTTTCCTGAAACAGCCATTATAGTTAATGGGTCTGTTAGGTTTTCCTTTAAACTTTTACCTAATTGTTTAAAGGCAGCACCCATTACATTAGTTCTATTACCTCCTTCTTTAGCAGCCGCCATTTGGGCTTTAGTTAATGCTTCTTCAGCATCAAGGAAATTACCTAATACTGGGATTTTGGAAATACCTTTAATTAGGTTTCCAGTAATCCCCATATTACTCTTAATTTTAACAGCTTGTTTTAATTGAGCCTCTATTAATTTATTTTGAGTTTCTGTAGCTTCATTTATCTCTGCTTGATATTTTTTGTAATCTTCTTTACTTATTAATTCTTGATTTAATAGAACTGTTAGATTACGTTCAGCTGCAAGTTGTTTTACTTGAGTTTCAAGTTGTGATTTTTGAATATCTTTTATACTGGCGGCACCTGTAGCTAATTTAGCAGTATTGGATAAAATTTTATCTGATCCCCGAGCTATATCCTTAATACTTTTATTTAGGTTTTTACCAAAAATTTCAGCTACTCCTTTAGATTCATCTCTAATTTCACTAATAGAATCTTTAATTTTGGTAGATAATTGATCTGCTATACTAATAAGTTGATCTTCTAGATAGCCTAATTCTTCATTTACCTCTTGAGCTGCCTTTTTTCCTGGATTGTCTTTTGTCATTAGGAGATGAGTTTATTATAAATATTAAGGGACATCATTTTTTAGATGTCCCTGATTTATATAATAATTTTTGGTTTGGTCGTTGTTGTATTTCTGATTTTTGGTTTTTATGTTGTCTTAAGTTTTGTAAAGTGGTTTCCATGTTTTTTTCATCACTATTACTTTCCTTTTCATAATGTTTCCTAAGTTGGGCTAAAATAAATTTTCTTAACCAAAGAGGTAAGTTGTAAACAGTATCAAAATCATATCCACCTTGACCCCAAAAACATATATCATGTATTTGTAAAAATATATCTGCTCTTACTTGAGCAACATTATCAAGACTCAGGCCAAAAAAAGTTAAGCCCGATAGGTACATCGATCTCCTCCTCTAGACCATCTATTGAAGTAACAGTTGTTTTAGTATTAACATCTGGTTGGAAACCTTGAATATATTTTCTAAATTCTCTAGAATCTCTAGCTAAAAAAGCATTATCTACAAAATCACGAACAGTACCTTTATCTTCTTTTCCATCAACAGCTATAATCATTTGTTTTAATCTAGTTGTTAATTCAGGTACATCATTTTTACTTATTTTTTTATAACCTTCTAATTCAGCATCAATTACTCTTTCATCTTTACCAGTTAATAATTTAAAAGTTAATGTAATTTTAGATGATGGTAGTTGGTAAGTAAATTTATTTTGACCTTTAGTAAATAAAGATGTATCAATTTCTTTATCATCAAAATCAGTTAGGTTAACTGAATGTTCTTCACCTAGATAAGTAAATTTATATTCAGCACCATATCCTAAAATACGAGCGGCAATTAAAAGAGCATTTTTATCACCTACAATTAACTCATCTACTTTAATTGTTTTATCAGTAATTAATGATTGTAGTAATTTATCAAAAACTACTCCTTTTGTAATATAGGATTGGTTAGTTAAGATATCTTCTTCTTTTGCGGTCATATATTTCATTTCTACTTGACCAGAAGAAAGTGGACTTGATTCAGGGTAAACAAGACCTTTTGAAGGTAAGTCTACAACTTCGGTTGGGAATTTAAATTCGCTCATAATCTGTTTTTAATAACTTTTATAGTAATAAATATTAAGATAAAAAAAGAGCTTGGAAAAACCAAGCTCTCTTTGTGGGAAAGTATATCTTCTTTTAGAAGTTTAGTACACAGTAATCCATACCTACTGTCATTGTTAAATTAACAGCAGCATCAGCAGTGTCGTAATTATAATCACCGAAATTGGCTTCTTTAATGAAAGCACCTTCAAGTAACCATTCTGAAACGATATCACCTACAGGTCCTAAAACTTGAATAGTTAATTGTTTCTTATAGAAATCAGAATAACCATCTCTACCCGTTACTGATTCGTGATGCAAGCGTACCCATTCCATTACAGCTTGTGCTCCTGATGGAGTAATTGGGTCGTACATTGTCATCTGAATATCACCCCAAGTAGTTCTACCTTTAACTTTTCTATAAACGTTTATATGATTAAGTACAATTTCTGGTTGTGATAATGTTACTGCGTTAACACCCTTAATCATAAACGCTGGAATACCATCGATACGCATGACGAATCGATTGGGGGTTTTGGGTTCAAACTGGGTGAAAAATATTTCGTTTGGATCTAATACTGCCATTTTATTTATTTATTATCTTGTTATAAATATTCTGTCTTTAAACTTTTATTGTGGGAATTCTACTCCAGTTGGTAACACGTTGAAGTTCAAGTAAATAAATTCAGCTGTTTTGGTTGGTTGGATATAAATTTGACCTACCATTTGGTTTCTGTCAATTACATCTGCTGTATTATTACTATCATCCATTATTACTCTGAAAGCATATAATCCTTGTCTTTGTTGAACTGATGTTAAATATGGGTTAACTTGAGCTAAGAAGTTATTTCTAGTAGCAATTGTATTTTGTTCAAATACTAAGTTGTTAGCTACTTGAGAAATATAAGACTTAAGTTCAATTAACAATCTTCTAACATTTACTCTATCTAAAGCACTTGCTCTAGTTTGTAATGTTTTCTGACCATACACTACAACTCCTGTTCCTGGGAAAGTAGCAATTGGGTTTACTTTACCAGTATACAAATCATCTCTATTTGTTTGAGTTAATTTTTGTTCAGCTCTTATTACTGTAGTTAAACCACCTCTGTTAATACCTGCTGGCGCAAACCAAGGCTCACTTACACTATCATTATAAGCATAAACTCCAGGAACCATTGTTGATGCTGGAACCCAAACTCTAGCTCCTGTATCAGGATCTACTGTTTGTAACCAAGGCCAATATGAAGCAGCATATGAAGTATTTCTAGTAGCAGCTTGAGTTGTTACTTCTGATACTGTTGAATCATATGAAGCTAAATCCATTACAAAAATATTATCTCCTCTATTTTGAGTATTATTGATAATATTTGTAATTTGTCCTGTATGGGTATTTACATCATCAAATAAACCAGGTGTAGTTAATACATTAAATTGATAATCATCTTGGTTTGAAAGTAAACTAATCATGTTAGTATAATCACTTCCTGATAAACCTTGAGTATTACCATCTATTTTATCATAGTATTTACCTTGAGTTGTACTAATTAATGAACCAATACCTCCACTAAATGAACCACTAGCATTCAATGGAATTGAACCTGTAAATTCTGATTTAGCTGTACCTGCATTATCTAAATAGTTTGGTGTTAATAAATTAATTTCCTTAACTCTAATATATCTTGAATTATTTGGATAAGATCCTGAAATTTGAATTTGATTATTAGATGAGTTATAATTTAATGTTTGGTCTCCAATTACTCTAGAAACAAAATTATCAGAGAATGGATCTAATGATAATCCAGTCCATGTTTCTAAAACAACTTTATTATTTTGTTCATCATCTCCTCTTCTAACTAATAGAGAGAAAGTACCAGCGTCAGTATCACTGTTTGCAATTTCCCATCTAATATTATCACTTGAACCACTAGGTAAAGTTCCATCAGAAGATTCTGTTGAATCACTGTTCATAATTTCACCTTCTGAAAGTGTTTCAAGAACAAAAGCAGCTGAAGCTGATGTTGAACCTGAGATATCAGGAGCATTTGTTGCTGATGTCCAATCTGCTGATTCAGATACTACTCTAGCTATTAATAAACTTTCTCCACCATTTGCGAAGTAATTATAAGCTGAAATAGAGGTTAAGTAAGTGTAAACATTACTACCACTAGTAAATGTAGTACCAAATGCGTTTTGATATTCAGAATAAGAAGTAACTACTGTCGGAATTTCAACAGGACCTTTTACAGTTGGACCGATAATTGCGGCTCCTACAGTAACTGGCTGTTGAGTAATAAACGACTGATCATTTTCAATAGCGAGTACGCCAGGGGATATTAATGTTGATGCCATCTTTTTATTAACGTTTTATTTGGTAATAAATATTGGCAAAGGAGTCAAAAATTAATTTGTTTTTGTAAATTCTCCAGTATTAATATTAATTGTTCCTTCGCCGTATTTATCTTGTATCTTTTGTCCAAATTGAGTTTCTTGATCTTGTTGTTGATTCAAGGTTTCAATTATTTTTTCTTTTTGTAACTCTAACTCTTGGATTCGTAATTCTACAATTCCAAAATCTCCAGTTATGGTTTGTCTTTGTTCTTGTAACTGGTTTAATTCATTTAATTCTTCTTGTGTTAAAACTATTTTTTCCATTTAATATAAATATTATGATCCTTCTTTACTTATAAAATACCAACCTTGAGCCATACCTGTAGCTCCTCCACCTTCTAAATATTGAAAGTCAAAACTTGATATATTATTTAATCCTGTTAAGCTACTTAATGTATTATCATTACCCGCTGCTATTGATGTTCCATTTAAACCAAAAACTGCTACTCCTGAGGATGTGATAAAAATATTAGTTGATTCAAGGCTAGCTGCTTCATAGAAAACATTAAAAGAAATTATTTTTCCATCTTTAGCTGTTAATGGTGAAAAAACTAAACCTATATTATTTGGATTACCTTGTCCATTTGGATTTGATTGAGATATATAAAGAACTGATGGTACTGTATTATCAACAGCATAAGGAGTAGATGAAGTATAATTAACATCATCTATTTTTAAATAAGTTGGGTTGTAATCTGTAGGTGTTCCTAAAGGAGCATAAGAAGCAGATATTGCTCGAGAAGCTGAAATAGCATATGATGAAGTAGTGTTTAATAAATCAGTTACAGGATTATAAGTTAAATATGAGTTATAATTTAATGGGGAACTTGATCCAGTACCATTAAGGTAAGGAACAGTGTATCCTTTATTACTAACTACATTTTGAGGTTTAATTTGTTCTGAAGTTAGTGAGCTAGCAAAGTAACCACTTCCTGTGGTTCCATCTAATGTAAAAGAACCAGAAACGGTTAAAGCATATCCTACAGTACCTGTTAAAGCATCTATAGATTGAGTAACATGATAATCTTGAATAGTTTGACCATCAACTATACCTGTTTTTGATAAATTTTCTAATGCCATTTATTAATAAATATTAAAAGATTTGGGAAATTACCTATTATCTATATAAATAATTATTTGTTTATAATATTCTATAAAATGGTCATTCCATAAATCCCATTTAATATTAGCTCCATCTACAGAATAAACTTTATATTTTTTAAACAATCTTAAAAATACATCTCTAAATTCTTTAAATTGTTGTTTTTGTTCTGGAGTTTCTAGATGGAATTCACCTACAATTTTTTTAACATTCTGTTTAATCCAAACTAAATTATCAATATTAAAAATATTATATTCTCCTCCTTCACAATCTGTTTTAAGAAAATCAATTTTTTCTATATTATATTTTTTAATAAATGTATCAAATCTTAAAGTATGAACTTCTAACGGTTGATTATTATAACCATAAACATCATTTAAAACTTTTACATCATCTATATCAGAAATACCTTTACTAATACATGTTACAAACCCATTTAATGTATTTTTAATTAAAGTAGGAAATTGTTCTAAACTTGGTTCAAAACAAAAAACATGTGATGGATTTTTATCTAAAATAGAATAAGTAAAAATACCAATACTGGCTCCTATATCAACTACAACATCATTTTCTTCAACAGAAAAAAATCTTTCATATATTTTTTGTTCAAAGATTTCTTTACCTATACATTCTTTATACCAATCATTAGAACTTCCCCAATCAAAATTTTCCCAATGTTTCATATTAGTATTTATTATAAGATTTTTCTTCTACAAAATTAGATTTATATTTTAAGTTAATATTTTTCTTTATTTCAGCTCTTTTATCATTTGTAATATAAACAGCTCGGGCTAATTCAACAAATGTATTGTCAAATTCTTTATTTCTTTCTTTGTCTCTAATTTTATCTTCAATATCCCATAATTTTTCATTTATTGAAACTAAATTTAAAAAATCATCTTCAGATACTTTTAATATATTAAAAACAATATTATTAAGATAATTATATTCATTTGTAATATTTTCTAATTTCTCTTTATCTTTTATATTTATTTTTTTAATTAATAAAATAGATAATTTATCTACAATTTCTCCTATTGATACTTTTATTTCCATTATTTTTTTCTTATAATAACTTTTATATTTTCTCCTGGGAGATAATGATCTCCTATTAATTCCCAGTCTGTGTTATATTGTTTACACCAATGATATATTAATGAACCTTTTCCTATTATATCATATGTTATATCAATTTTTTCACTATCAATAATTTCATTATTTTCATCTTTTACTATATCCCAATAAACATAACTATTTTTTAAAAAATTATCATCTATAACACATATAGAACCAGTAGGCATTTTATCTTTAATAGCTACAAATTCTAACCATCCATGCAGCATAGAAGGTATTGGGTTTGGTAAATCTAAATCCCAAGAATCTAAATGAACTAAATTAGGTTTGCCTTTATAATTAGTTAAAAATTGGACTGAGTCTTCATGATAATGATTAATATTAAAATCAGGAATAAATTCATTGTAAAATTCTTTACTTTTATTAACTGTTTCTAAATTGTTGTCTACTGAGGAATATATTCCATTATTATTTTTAATGACTTCAGCTAGAAACAATCCAAAACAACCATCTTGTTTATTTTGACTAGCTCCTGTTTCTATACATTCAATATAGTTAAAATCAAAATATTTATTTAAACAATCATTCACTGATTTAGCTTGATTGCGACGTCTGTCTAAATCATTATATTTTTTTAAAAATTTAAAATAATTTTCAAGTTCTTTATCTGTATTCATATTAACCAATCTTTAATTTCATTATAAACCATTTCTGGGGTTATTGAGGTATGGCATTCAAATTGTCTATCTGTATTTTTATGTTTGGGACACCAATACCAATCTTCATATTCAAAGTCAAATTCTTTACCAATTAAATTCCAACATCCATGACATACATTTTTATTTATTATTCTTTTATAGTCAGGAATAGATAAATCCATTTCATGCCAATCTTCACTAAAGTTAGAAATCATAACTACAGGTTTGCCTAAGGCATGAGCTAACCAAGATAGACCTGAAGATAAGCCAATAAAAAATTCTGAGTGTTCTATATAATTTATAGTTTCTTCTAATGATATTCCTGTTTTTTTATTTGCTTTTGTAGGTAAACCATTTCTAAAAGGAGGAATACCAAAAGTTTCATCTTTTTCAGTAATTACAGGTGTATATCCTGATTTTCTAATCATCCCACATAATTCATTCCAATAGGGTGATTCAGGTTGTATTTTTTTACCTTTAAAATGATTCCAATATTTTAATTGAGATGTAGAATGAATATTAATAGTTACATATTTGTTTTTTATAGGTCTTTCTTTTTTAAAAGAATCAATTTTTGGTCTTTTATATTCCCAATCTATAAATCCTAGTTGATTAGCAAAACCAGTTTGTAAAGGTTTAGTAAAATCATAATCAATTTTTAAATGTTTATCATATTCCATTCCCTCTCTATAATATTTTATGTTAGGAAAAGAATTAATGAATAACTTTTCAAAAAAAGGATTAATACGAACAATTAAATTCGAATTAGTTTGTCTAAATTCTTCAAGAACAGGCATAACACCAATAGTATCACCTATTGAGTTAGATAACAATTCAACATAAACTATACTCATATTTTTAAAGAATTAAATACTTGTAAAGGAGTAATTGATTTTTGACATATATGTTGTTTTGATGTTCCTTTATAAACAGGACACCAGTCCCAATCTCCAGCATCAAAAGTAAACACTTCATCATTCCAACAAAATATACAAATATTATCATTATAAATTCTTGTTATGTTAGATGTAAATTCATGTCCAGGACGAGCGAAACCATTAATCATATAAGTATGTTTATTTAAACCCCAATTAAACCATGATAATCCTGAGCCTAGTCCTATAAATGCTTTAGCGTGTAAAAGATAATTAGCCACTATAGAAAAAGATTCACCCCATATATTAGTAACTCCTTTAATATAATATGGTTTTTGGGTTAAAACAATTACTTCATAACCTGAATCTTTAATAAGTTTAGATAAAGACACCCAATAGTCATAGTTCCATTCTTTGCATCCTGAAGTAGCATTAGGGGCTATAATAATATAATCTTTATCTATTGGTTTTTCTTTTCCTTGAAAATTTAAACCATGATTAACTTCTTTATAATCAAGACCTAAAATATCAGTAGCTGTTTGTTGTAAGGGAATTAAATTTACTTGATTTGGGTACATGTCAAATTTATCCCATTTACCATTATCATCTCTAAACCAACCTATTTTATAAGAAGCATAACACCCCATAGGTGTGTCAGGTTCAATAAAGTCAATATCTTTATATTCTTCTAAACCCCTAAACCAATCATTATGAAAAGTACTTAATAATACTTTACAATCATGTTTTTTAGCGAACTCTACAGCATAAGGAGCCCAAGCTATAGTATCACCTATTGATTTTGAATCTAAATTTATTACTACTCTTTTACCTTTTAAATTGAATTTATCTACTATTTTACCATTAATTTTTATAGTCCACTCAGTATAATATTTTCTACCACAAGTAGTCCACATGTTATTTTTTATAACATCATTATAAATTACTTCATCATTGTTACAAAATTCAACTTTATATTCTTTCTCTTCAGGACCTAAAATTTCAACTTTTGGTCCACCATCATAAGATACAACAACTCTATTTTTTATTTTTGGGGATTGATAATTAGGAGAATTATATTTTTCCATAAAGTTATTTAAAACTTTATCTCCTATTTTACCTATGTTTTCCCAATTAAATTTTTTTCTAATTTCTTCAGAATCTAAAATTGCTTTTTGTTTATATTTTTCATAATTGTTATAAACATCTTTCATTACTCTAGATAAATCTTCAAAATCAGGTTCATAATAATTACCTGTTAAATCACTCATTGTAAATCTAGCATATGAATTTTGATTAGCTCTTCTTTCACCTAATATTTTTACAGGATGGCCTTTTCCTTTAGCAAATTCTAATTGAGCAGAACAATCAGAATATATTGATGGGGTACCACAAGCCATAGCTTCAATTAATGGTAAATTCCAACCTTCTGATCGAGCACAAGATACAAATACATGTCCTGTTTTAAGATATTTTACATAATCTTCTCTAGAAGGAAAATGTAATATTTTTACTCTAGGATCATCTAATCCAAAATGTTTAAGTCTTTCTTCTGTAGTTTCAAAACCATCAATTTCTTTGCCATAAGGATTTCAATAGAAACTACTAAATCAATGGGTTCGTTTTTATCAAATGTTTTTAAAAAAGTTTCTATAACTTCTTTTACTCCTTTTCTATAATCCCACCTTCCAAATAATAAAAATTTAAATCTACCATCTTTATATTCATCTAATATATCAACTTTTTCAGGAAAAAAAGTACTATCATCTACTCCTTCAGGTACAATTTGGATTCTATCTCTATCATATCCTTGTTTAACCATGCATTCTTTTTGCCATTCTGATGGTACCCATAATTCATCAAATTCTTTTAATTTGTTAAAAAAGTAATCAGGTTGTAAAGTAGATTCCCAAACATTATAAGCTATTTTAGGTCCCTTATATTCATCATAAAAATAATGATGATTAGTTTCTGCTAAAACTATATTGACATCTTGTTCAAAGTCATTATTATAAGAGGTATAAATTAATTCATCTTTTCTATTAGGAGGAGTAGTCCAAAGTGTTTGCTGGTGTAATATTTCTTTATCTTGTTTATTTAAATAAAGTTCATTATCATGAGGATTATCTATAGATCCTTTATATGATGATCCAATTGTAAAATTTCTAAATTTTATATTATAGTGTTTATATAGTTGCCTAAAAAATTCTCTAGTATGGTGATTATAACCTGTATTACCAATGTAAGAACCATGACCATATACTTTATATTTACCCATTTTTTATTGCTAATATATTACATGAATGTTTAACTATTGTATAATTATTCTTTGAAAACCAATTTTTAAGTCTTGATTTTATTGAATCATTTAGATTTTCATCCTCATAAATTATTAAATTAGGTTTAGATTCCAAAGCTAAAATTAAATCCCCATCTAAACCTTCTACATCTAGATGTAACCAATCATAATTTTTATTTTTTATTAAATCATTAATTGATATGCTTTTTCTATATGTTTTAGTTATTTGGGAGGAGTCTAACCATCCATTAATAACAGAAGGTATTACTGTATCTGTATAACCTTCTCCACCTTGATACCATTCTACATCAGATCCATCTGTTGTAACAATAGTATTTTTAAATTCTGTATTAAGAGAATCAAAATAGTTTTCTTTTAAATTTTGAAATTGTTTTTCGCTTCCATCAACTAAAGTAGCATCTGTTAAATTTTCTTTAACAGGATATATCCAATGTCCATTTCTTCCATCATGGGCACCAATAACTAAACCATTAGAATTTAGTCCTTGTAATTGTCTACCTTTTAAATAATACCATAACATTTTTTCATGAATATCTCCATTAATAGTTACATCCCATTTATGTTTATGAAGAATTTTACCTGTAGAAGAATATACTAAAACATCAGTAATCTGTTCAGCTCCTTTCCATTCAACCCAGCTATTATCTATTAATTCAGCTTCATAATGTATTTCTCCTGAAATAATATTTTTAAATTTAATTTTTAAAGGAAGATGTTCTTTTATTAAGGTTAAATTGTTTAATTTTACTAATGTTGAATTAGTATCTCTATCATAACTTACATTTATCATTTTAACTATATTGGGCTTGATTGTTTCTAATAAACTTTTCTTTGAGTTCTGGTGTATCTATGGTTATATGGTTTTTTATTTTATTATCAACTATAATTAGAATTTCATTAATATTATTAATATCATCTACTTCATCTATTTTCCATTCAAATTTATTAACATTATTTAATGTTATAATTTTTTCTTGGTTAACAATAAAACTAACATTAATAGGGTAATCTTTTTTAGAATTCCAAGCTATAACATTTATTTTATTTGTTTTAGTATCATAATAAGGAACAGTCCAATCATTTAAATCATCTTTTTGAGTGTTAATAGATTGATTAAATATATTTCCTTGGTTTAAGAGAATATTCCAATCTTTGTATAATATTTTTTCATTATCTAACTTATAAAGATCTTGATATATTATTTCATTAGTTTTATAAGGAGCTTCTTTTAATATTTTTAATAATTCTTTCTCATTATATGTTGTAAATACATCATTTACTTTATCTAAATTTATAGCTTGAAATACTCCTACACCTCCATCAACATTCATTTCAAAGTTTTTATACTCTTTTTTATATTGAACAGTTACATAATTATCTAACAAAATATTATTGTCATAAAATTCAGAAGGATCATTAATAATAGTATCATAATCAATATAATGGGCTTTTTTATATCCAAAATTTTTAGCTATACCTAAACCACCCATAATTATTCTATTGCAAGCTGAATATGTACTAAAATTAGATACTAATGAAGAAACTATAGTTAATCCTTCATGTGGTGAAAACCAAGGAGTATTAATTAAATCCCAATCATATATTAAATCATTATTAGCATCATAAAAAACAAAATCTACTTTTTTAGCTATATGTTCAGGAACATAAGCATGAGTTGATATTAAAATATCAAAATCCTTTCTTAATGATTGTAATGAGTTAACACAATTAGTTAACATTTGTTTTCTTTCATCATCAGGACAATAAGCAGATATTATAATTATTGGTTTCATTTATACATGAATCTTGTATTATGCTGGGCAATGGTTTGGGGTGAAATATATTCAGTGTATTCTTCTATATTTCCCTTAATAATATTAGTTTTTTCTATCCTAAGTTCTTTTTCTAAAGGAAATTTTTCTATATAAGTATAATTATTTTTTAAAGTTATATCAAAATCATAAATTAAAGTATCATTATCATATATTTTAGTTTTAATAGTTAAATCTGATTCTTGATCATTCCAGTAAAACAAAGTAAATTCATTTGTTACCTCTGTTATTCCTTGATCATAACTAACTTTACAAATTTTAGGCATTGATTTCCATTTATCAATCCATCCACCAGAACCACTAATGATATCAAATTGGGTTTTAGGAAATAAATCATACCAAAATCCCTCATAACAAATACCTTTAATTTCTTTTTCCTTTAGTTGATATTCTAAAACATGAGAGATAACATATTCAATCCACTTACCAAAATAATCTATTTTATTACATAATTTCCAATATTCATCATCATTTTTAACAAGTGTGAAACCATTAAATAAATCTGGTGAGTAACCACATATATGAACATCTATTAGGTAATGCCATGGTTTAGCCCATTTTCCTTCTTGTCTTTTACCATAAAATAAATACTCCCAATCTTTTTGTAAATCTTTTTTTATATCTAAAAGTTCATCTTTATCAAATATAGTATCATATTCTACCCTAAATAGTTTATTATAACCTAACATTTTGGTTAAATTAGAAGCCATAATAAAACTATTATATACACTAGCTACATGATCTGATATTCCTTTAAGTGGTAACCAATTTTCACATACTCCTTGATCATTACCAGCATATACATAAGGAAGTTCATAATTTTCATTTGATATTATGTCTTCAGGAGGATATCCTACTAAAAAACTCTTACCATAATTAAAATAATGGTCTACTTGTTTTTCTAAACCATAACTTTCTTTTGATTTATTAATTAAAAGAATCTCATACTCAGGGAGAATTTCTTTAAGTTGGTTTATAAGATTTAAACAAGCTTCTGCTCTTTCTTTATTAGATAAATAAGCATCAACAACAAGAAGTAAATCACCATACATTACCATTAAATATAATAAAATTATTTTAAATAACCAAATATGTTTTAAGAAGCATTTACTTCTACATAAAAACCGTCATAACCTTGACCAGTAGAAGCTGCATTTACAGATTGGTAGCTTCCCCAGTTAAATGTAGTAGATCCTGGACCGAGGGCTCCTCCTGTTACAACTGCGGTTCCATTAATGTTTATATCACAGCTGCCAAAGCCGTTCGCAAAAACTTCAATTTCCCAATATCCTACTGCTAGGATTGGCTCACTACCACCGCCGCTAGTAACATCAAAATTTGTATTACCTCCTCCTTCAGAAACACCGCCTGAATTTCCTTGGGCGTATGAGTAACTTCCGTTACTATCGTAGAATGTTATAGTAACATCAATATCGTTAGGGGGATCAGGAGGTGTTGAAGGGGGGTAGTTATTATTAACATTTGCTCCTATTTTATAAGAGGAATTTTCATAAAAGTAAGTTAATCCTGCAAAGTCTGCTACTTGAAAAGGTCCTGAGGTATTTACTGATAGTCCGTATATTCTATTTGCTCCTGCGTTTCCGCTTTGACCCCATCCATTATAAGAAATTGTACTATCCCCACTAGGTCCTTGACTCCAATCATAAGAAGCTAAATCTTCAAAACTAACAACTGTACTTGTACCACCGTTAGCTTCATTATAAATGTCTCCATTTATTTTAATATTTGAAGATGGTACAGCCATACTTAATCTACTGTTATATTAGTAATATTAAATGTAGTACTTGGAGACATAGATTCTAATTGATTAATTATTTCTGAACTAACCCAATATAGATACTTATCTGTAACGTTTGAACCTGAGGCATTAGTTGGAGCTGAACCGGTTATATTAAACCCTATAGAGGTTATATGTGTGTCTCCGCTACCTAATGCAGGTATTGAACTTGTTACAAAAGTAGAGTAGTCTCTATACATTCTAGTCTCTACTGGGATATTATCACCAGTAGCAGCTAGGTAAGGTGTAATTCTAAAATAAGGAGCATCATAACTGGCGTTATTATACGTAAATGAACCTGTTGCTTGAATTCCCATAATTATTTATTCTTTAGTTTATTTATTTCTTGTTTTAATTCGTCAATTTGGTTTTGTTGTTCTTTGATACCTTCAATTAATAGCCCTGCTAAGTTTCCATATGCTACTGATAAATACCCTTCAGCATCTGTAGCTACTGCTTCTGGAGCTACTTTTTGTATTTCTTGAGCAATAACTCCCATTTTTCTTACAGTTTCATCAGTATCAGTTTTTATAAAAGTAACACCTCTAACTTGTTTAATTTTATCTATAGCATTTTTAATTATTTGAATTTCTTTTTTCTTTCTAATATCTGAAGATGCTATAATATCACCTGAGGCATATATTGAATTACCTGATTCAACAAAGGCTACATGTAATGGATAACTCGGAGTTGTGGTCCCTAAACCTACTCTTTTATCATTCCTGATAGCCATAATAATACTTCTATTATCAGTAACGAACTGAGCACAGTAGGTAGCAGACGTTGTTCCTGTACCTCTAACAGCAAATTCTGTTGATGCCGGAGGAGTGTTACCTGTAACATCATATCCTACAAATACACCTTGATCACGTCCTGCTGTATCAGTATCTAATAACAAAGGATTGTAACTTGGACTAGAACCATTACCGTAGTTATACCCGGCAAACTGTGTATAGGTTGTTGAACCCTCCCATTGAAATATAAATCCAGAAGCAGATCCACCTGTTTGACCACATCCAAAGAAGGCATAAGTTCCGTCTCTGAAGTCCATTATAGTGGTACCGTTTCCTGTTTCTGTTACAAAGTTTTTAGTTGATGATGTTGTACCTCCTCCTTTTACAGATAAAGTAGCTGTTGCTGAAGCACCGCTTCCTACCTTAAGAGAAGATCCATCAAATGTTAAATTTGCTTCACCATTAATAGTAGCTGTACCTGTAGCTGTTAATACGCGATCATTTGTGTTGTTAGTTATAGTAGTTGTACCACTTGTTCCACTTGAACCTGAAGAACCACTTGTTCCTGAACTTCCACTTGATCCTGATGTTCCTGATGAACCTGAACTACCACTTGTTCCTGAAGTACCTGGAACTCCTGGAGAACCCGTTGCTCCTGATGTTCCTGATGAACCAGATGAACCTGATGTTCCGCTAGTTCCTGAAGAACCACTTGAACCTGATGTTCCGCTAGTTCCTGAAGAACCACTTGAACCTGATGTTCCTGATGAACCAGATGAACCTGATGTACCTGAAGAACCTGATGAACCAGATGTTCCTGATGTTCCTGATGAACCTGAACTACCACTTGTTCCACTTGAGCCAGATGAGCCACTTGTTCCACTTGAGCCAGATGAGCCACTTGTTCCTGAACTTCCACTTGATCCTGATGTTCCTGATGAACCTGATGAACCACTTGTCCCACTTGAGCCTGATGAGCCACTAGTTCCTGATGAACCTGATGAACCAGATGTTCCTGATGTTCCTGATGAACCTGAACTACCACTTGTTCCACTTGAACCTGATGAGCCACTAGTTCCTGAAGTACCTGGAACTCCTGGGTTTCCTGTTGCTCCTGAAGTACCACTTGAGCCTGATGAACCTGAGGTGCCTGAGCTTCCTGATGTTCCTGATGAACCACTAGTTCCTGATGAACCGCTAGTTCCTGATGAACCTGATGAACCACTTGTTCCTGATGAACCTGATGAGCCACTTGTTCCTGATGAGCCACTTGTTCCTGATGAGCCACTTGTTCCTGAAGTACCTGGAACTCCTGGAGAACCTGTTGCTCCTGAAGTACCACTTGAGCCTGAAGAACCACTAGTTCCAGATGAGCCTGAAGTTCCTGAGGATCCACTTGTTCCACTTGATCCTGATGTTCCTGATGAACCTGATGAGCCACTAGTTCCACTTGAGCCTGAAGAACCACTAGTTCCTGATGAACCTGAGGTACCTGAACTACCTGATGTTCCGCTTGAGCCTGATGTTCCTGATGAACCTGAAGAGCCACTTGTTCCACTTGAGCCTGAACTTCCTGATGTTCCTGAAGTTCCTGAAGTTCCTGAAGCGCCTGATGCTCCTGATGAACCACTAGTTCCAGATGAACCTGAGCTTCCTGATGTTCCTGAACTACCTGATGTTCCTGAACTACCTGATGTTCCGCTTGACCCTGAAGTTCCAGAACTACCTGAAGAACCACTGGTTCCTGATGAACCTGAGCTTCCTGATGTTCCTGATGAACCAGATGTTCCTGAAGAACCTGATGTTCCTGAAGAACCGCTTGTTCCTGAACTACCTGAAGAACCACTTGTTCCACTTGAGCCTGAACTTCCTGATGTTCCTGAACTACCTGATGTTCCGCTTGAGCCTGATGTTCCTGAAGTACCGCTAGTTCCTGAGCTTCCACTTGAGCCGCTAGTTCCAGATGAACCGCTAGAACCTGAAGTTCCACTAGAACCACTAGTTCCTGAACTTCCACTAGTACCACTAGTTCCAGATGAACCACTTGATCCTGATGTACCAGATGAGCCAGATGTACCTGAACTTCCACTAGTACCACTAGTTCCTGAGCTTCCTGAGCTTCCTGAAGTACCTGAACTTCCACTTGTTCCTGAAGTACCATCAACACCACTTATACCACTAGTTCCACTTGAACCTGATGAACCTGATGTTCCTGAGCTTCCTGAGCTTCCTGATGTTCCTGATGAACCACTAGTTCCAGATGAACCGCTAGTTCCTGATGAACCTGATGAGCCTGAAGTACCTGATGAGCCAGATGAACCACTTGTTCCACTTGAACCTGATGTTCCAGAAGAGCCTGATGTACCTGAAGAGCCACTAGTTCCAGATGAACCACTAGAACCTGAAGTTCCTGAAGAACCTGATGAACCTGATGTTCCACTTGAGCCTGAAGTACCACTTGAACCTGATGTGCCTGATGAACCGCTGGAACCACTTGTTCCAGATGAACCTGAGCTTCCTGAAGTACCACTTGAACCACTAGTACCACTTGTTCCTGAACTACCTGATGTTCCTGATGAACCTGATGTACCACTAGAACCACTTGATCCTGATGTACCACTTGATCCACTAGAACCTGAAGTTCCACTTGAACCTGAGGTTCCACTAGAACCACTAGTTCCTGATGAACCTGATGTTCCGCTTGAGCCTGATGAACCTGATGTTCCACTTGAGCCTGATGAACCTGAGGTACCACTTGAACCTGAAGTTCCTGAACTGCCACTTGTTCCAGATGAACCTGAACTACCACTTGTTCCAGATGAACCTGAACTTCCTGAAGTTCCACTTGAACCAGAGGTTCCAGAACTACCTGAAGAACCACTGGTTCCGCTTGAGCCTGAGCTTCCTGATGTACCTGAAGAACCTGATGTTCCTGAACTACCTGATGTTCCGCTTGAACCTGAAGAGCCACTAGTTCCTGATGAACCTGAGCTTCCTGAAGTTCCACTTGAACCTGATGTACCCGATGTACCTGAAGTGCCTGATGAGCCACTTGAACCTGATGTGCCTGATGAACCAGATGTACCAGATGTTCCACTTGTACCATCAACTCCACTTATACCACTTGTTCCTGAAGAACCTGAAGAACCACTAGTTCCTGAGCTTCCACTTGAACCTGATGTTCCTGATGAGCCTGATGTTCCTGATGAACCTGAAGTACCTGATGAGCCACTAGTTCCAGATGAACCTGAGCTTCCTGAAGTACCTGATGAACCACTTGAACCGGATGTACCTGATGAGCCTGATGTACCTGAAGTTCCTGATGTTCCTGAACTTCCACTTGAGCCTGATGTGCCTGAAGAGCCTGAACTACCTGATGTTCCTGAAGAACCACTGGTTCCTGATGAACCTGATGTTCCTGAAGAACCACTAGTTCCTGATGAGCCTGAACTACCACTAGTTCCTGAACTTCCGCTTGATCCTGAAGAACCTGAAGTTCCTGATGATCCAGATGTTCCTGAAGATCCTGAAGTTCCACTTGAACCAGATGTTCCTGATGAGCCACTAGTTCCAGAAGTTCCACTTGAACCACTTGATCCAGAAGTTCCAGATGATCCTGAAGAGCCACTTGTTCCACTTGAACCTGAAGTTCCTGAAGTACCGCTTGTTCCACTTGAACCTGATGATCCAGATGTACCGCTACTTCCACTTGAACCAGATGTTCCACTTGATCCTGAAGTTCCTGATGTTCCTGATGAACCAGAAGTACCACTTGTTCCACTTGATCCTGATGAACCACTAGTTCCTGATGAACCACTAGAACCACTAGTTCCTGATGAACCTGATGTTCCTGATGAACCACTAGAACCGCTTGTTCCAGATGAACCTGAACTTCCTGAAGTTCCACTAGAACCACTAGTACCACTTGTTCCTGAACTACCACTTGTTCCTGATGAACCTGAAGTACCACTTGTTCCACTTGAGCCTGATGAGCCTGATGAACCACTAGTTCCTGATGAACCTGAGGTGCCTGAGGTACCTGAAGTACCATCTACACCTGATATACCTGACGTTCCACTTGAACCACTTGATCCTGATGAACCACTAGTTCCTGAAGAACCTGATGTGCCTGATGAGCCTGATGTTCCTGATGAGCCTGAGCTTCCAGATGTTCCTGATGAACCACTTGAACCACTTGTTCCTGAGCTTCCACTTGTACCTGAACTTCCACTTGTACCAGATGTACCAGAAGAACCACTTGTCCCACTTGAACCTGATGATCCAGATGTACCTGAACTACCTGAAGTACCTGATGAGCCTGAAGTACCGCTTGTTCCAGAGCTTCCACTTGATCCAGATGAACCAGAT